TGGAGATGTGGAAATTGCGCGGCGCAGTCTGGGCGATGCAGTACCCGATCTGCGACCTTGCAGGACAGGTGGCCGACTTTGGCCTGACCGAAATCACCGCAGAGGAGTTGAGCGAATGACGCACGCGACGAAGCTTTCCGAGATAGCCAGACTGCAGCACCAGATCGACCTGTACTCGACCCTCTGCATGGCGTGCAAACACGACACAAGTCCCAACGTCGTGCGCGACCGCACGAAGCTCGAGGGTTCACTCGCGGCGGCACGCGAGTTGCTGGCGCGGCTGAAGAAGGAGGGCTACGAGTGAACTACCGCAAAGACGAAGAGGCTCGAGCCATCCTGCGGCGCGAGTTGCGCGACAACCTCGTCGCGTGCCTGGGCTGCATCTGCGTCGGCACGCTGATCGGCCTGTTCATCGGCCTCTCGCTCCGTTTCCACTGACAACCCGATAGGAGGACTACCCATGTGCCACGCAATCCTGAGAGTCAGTTTCAAGAACGACAAGACCATCCAGAACATGCAGTGCGACACGCCCGGTGTCATGCGGACGAAGATCAGCGAACTGCAGGCGAACGATCAGGTGAAGCGCATCGGCGTGTTCGTGTGCCAGCAGCACATCGAGCGCGTCGAGAAGTGGACCGCGAAACCCTACGAGGTTCCCGGCGATGTGGTGCAGCAAGCATGAAGAAGACCACGAAGAAACCCGCTACCCCGGCCAGGCCCAAGCGCAAGCGTCGCAGCGTGCGCGACCCGGATCACTCCATGTCGTGGCGTCAGCGGCAGGAAGCGAAGGGCGCGATGTTCGTGCAGTTCTGGACGCGCCCAGAGGTGGCGTCGAGGCTCAACGCGCTCATTGCGGCGCGTCGAGCTATCGAACCGCTGCGTCAGCGCAAAGCGATCAAGCCGAAAGACATCATCGAAGACCTGATTCTCTCAGCACATCTGTGACCATCTGAATTCGTTCGCCTACCCACACGAACATCGGTACGGCGAACGAGTTCCCCAGCGCCTTGTAGCGGGGTCCGTCCTTTGCGACGTGACCCCGCTTTCCCATCGGGATGGCTGTCCAGTCATCGGGGAATCCCTGCAACCTCTCGCACTCACGCGGCGTCAGCCGACGCACCGCCGTCAGCGAACTCGCCACATCGGTCTGGCTCGCCTCAAGTTGGCTACCCTGACCGCTCGACGGGTACACGTTGAACGCGGTGAGGGTCTCGACCGTGTCGACATCGGTCCCCGGCGGGCGGTCGCCGCCGGTTTGGTTGCCGCCAGCGCGCAGCGTGGGTGAGATGTCGGAGACGAACACCGCGACCTGACCACCGGCGTCGGCACCGCTGTACAGCGGCGGCGTGACTTCGCTGGGCGCACCGTCCTTGTCGCGGGTGTAGTGGCTGGCCTTGAACGCGACCGGGATCAGAATCGCGCCTCGGCCGGTGCCATCTTCCGACGCTGCCCGACCGTGAACGTCGAGCGTGCGCGCAACGACCGGGATCATCGTCTGGCCCTCGTCGAAGGTTGTGTTGACGCCCTTGTGCATGCGCCTGGTGAGGCAGTTCGCGACCGCCGGGATCAGCGTCTCGGTTTCCGGATCGGTGCGCTTGCCGCCGTGGTGACCGCCTGCGTTGAGGCATTGCGACACGACCGGGACATCGGTCAGAGCAGGGACAGTTGTGGGAATGGCGTGTCCTGCGGCGGCTTCGTCTGGTCCGCATCGCCAGCCGAGACCGTCTGAGGCTCCGTTCGTGAGCGCGCCGACGGTTTCGGAGACTGCTCCACTGTCACCACTCCCGCTACGCTCTGCAGCGCCGCCAGCAAGGCTGCGGGCAACTCCTTCCCGCGGCGAGCGGCGCGGCGCAGGATCCCCGCGCAAGCTCGCGAGCTCAAGAAGTACCGCTGCGGCAGGTCGGTAGTCTCCAGAATATCCGACAAGGATGATGCGACGCCGCCGCTGGGGAACTCCGCAATACTGAGCGTCAAGCACTCGGTACGCGACTCCGTAGGCGTCAGGAATTCCGGCGACGAATCCGGCGGTCTGCCAGCCTCCGGGTGGGACTTCGACCACTGTTCCCGTGAGCAAGCCCAGAAACGCTGCAAAGTCTCGTCCTCCTGAACTCGAGAGTAGGCCGGGGACGTTCTCCCAGACCAGCCAGCGGGGGCGATATCGTGCAGCAATCGCAGCAAATGTGAGGGTGAGGTCACCACGCGGATCATCAAGTCCTTTTCGGAGTCCAGCGACCGAGAATGACTGGCAGGGTGTTCCTCCAACGAGAACATCGAGGTTTGCATCGGGCCACTCCTTGAAATTGGTCATGTCGCCCAGGTTGGGAACATGTGGAAAACGATACTTCAATACTTCGCACGGGAACGGGTCGATCTCCGACGCGAACACGCACTCCCAGCCGAGAGCGTCCCACGCCGCAGACGCGCCTTCGATGCCGCTTGCTACTGATCCGAATTTCATCGCGCACTCCCAAAAAGGTCGCAGACAGTTTCCACATCAGTGCGAGGGTTGCGATGGTGCGCCCACTGCTCCTGCTCCACGAACGTCTTCGACCAAAGCGCCTTGGCGATCTCGACGTATTCGGTGTTGCGTTCCTCGCCGTCGCTGCGCTTGCGGTGCCTGCCTGACGGATGCGCTTTGCGCTCCATCACCCAGCCGCTGGCCTTCAAGCTTGCGCCGTTCTCGCTCGTGTAAATGTACGTCTGGATTTTCGCGTAGCCCATCGCCTTGCCGATGCGCGCCGCCGCTGAGTACAGGAACGAGCAGGCGTTGTAAGTGCCGTCGCTGCACATGCGGGTGACCTCAAGAATCCTGGTCGGGTCGAGTCCGCTTGTCGGTCGACCGATGATGGCGCACGCGACGAGCGCTCCGCTCGCCGTCAGCGCGCCGATGCAGAAGCGATGGCCCTGCGCGCGTTTGTGGTGCCGGTGATGCTTCTCGACGAATTCATTCGCGTCAGTCAACTCCAGAGGGACGAGACGCAGCTTTACCTTTTCGTGCAGAACGAACGTCATCCCAGCACCCTTGCACAAAACAGCCACGGGTTTCCTGCTTCCCGGCACTCGCGCCAGGCCAGCCAGTCCCACGCGACGGTGCCAGCGATCAAGAGCAACACGATGATCGTGATCGCGATCACCCTGCCAAGTTCCGCATCAATCTTCATGTTTTCTCCACGCCTTTCGTGATCTCGGGCTGTCTTCAGGAAGCGACATCAGTTCGTTTTGTGTGTACGTGCAACTCATGTACGTGTAGCCCAACTGCCTCATGATGTTGCCCACGCGATTCGCCTCGCGGCGCTCAGTCTTTCCGATCTCGAGCTTGAGCGCGCCTGTCAGGATTTCGCCGGTCGTGACTCCGCTCTTCAGTCGCGCTTCCGGCTGGTCAAGCCAGTACTCAATCACGGTGACCCACTCGTCGCGCACGACGAACTCTGTCGCCGCTTCCGCCGCGAGCAGACGCGTCGCCTTGTCCTCGATCCACCACTTCTCGCCCGCCTTGTAGCGGTGCGTCGCCTCGGCCCACAGTTGATCGCGATCGGAGCGCAGCGTCTCGAGGTCGATCTCGTCGCAGACTTTCACGGGCCAGAAGCGCACGTTGCCGGTCGGATCGGACAGCACCTCGCTCGGGTTCGACGTGCCGCAGAAAACGCTGCACCGCGGGATGGTCTGCACACGGTGCGCGTACGCTGGCCGGTACGTGTCTTCGTAGGTCGATATGAACGACTTGATCGATTCGACATCGTCGGCGCGCTTGAGCTTCGCCAGTTCGGCCATCTCAATGATCCAGACCTTGCTGCACTGTTCGATGGCCTTCGTGTTGTCACCGCCGATGCTGCCGTTCTGCACGGCGAACCACGGCGAGCCAAGCACCCTGAAGACTTCCGACTTCCCGGCGTCCTGCGCGCCGAACAGGATCAGCACGGTCTTGACCTGACACCCCGGCTGCATCGCACGGGCGACCGCCGAGATCATCCACGCCTTGCCGACGAAGTTGGTGAATTCATTGTTCGGTGCGCCGCAGTACGTCGTGAGCCACGTATCCAGCCGGGGCGTGCCATCCCACTTCAGCGAGTGCAGGTAGTCGCGGACGGGATGAAAGCTGTTGCGCTTGGCGACGAGGTTCACCGCGTCCTTGAGCATGCCGCGGAAGTACAGCCCGGTGCGGTCGTACCAGCACTCCAGCATCGTGTCGTGGTGATCGGCCCACTCCTCGGGCTGCTCGCCCCACGGCGTCGGGCGCGTGGTCGTGACGCGTTGCCTGAGCTCGTCCCACGCCAGCACCCCGGCCCACTCGTCGGCGTAGAGCAGCGGCATGACCGCGTTCTCGGTGCAGCGCATGGCGGTCTGCTCGCCCGCGACGATCTTTCCCTTGACCAAGTTCGTGCGCCACTTGCAGTACTTCCAATGCTTCGCGACCGCAGACAAATCCCACTGCTTCCTCGGCCCCGGTCGTTCGGGCGCTTCGGCTTCCGGCTCGTCTTCCCGCGGCATGAGGATGCCCGTGCGGGCCGGTTCCGCCTCGTAGACGTGCCGGCGCATGCGTGGCTCGCCGCCGACGGTTTCGATCAGCCAGTTGTCGAGTTGTTCGGGCGACCAGCCATCCTCGAGGAGCGCGTTCGCCGCGTCCCACTTCTCGTTGCAGTCCGAGACGTTCAAGATCCACACTTCCGCCGCGATGCCACGCAGCCGCTCTACAAGCTCGCCCAGCGCGTGCGCGCCCGCCTCGTCGGCGTCGGGCCAGATGTACACGGTGCGGTCCTGCAGCGGGTCGAGGTCGGCCTTGGGGACGGCGTGCGAGCCGCCTGGCCACGTCGCGGCGACCCAGCGCCCGCCGCCCAGGATTCCAGCGGCGTCCGCGCTCTTCTCGCCCTCGACCAAGCACACGGGCAGCTTGGGTGACGCCGTCAGCAGGTGCAGGTTGTAGAGCGGGCGCGGCGCTTGCCAGTGGCCGTTGCGCCAGCCATCGTCGGCGTAGGTGAACGCCCGGTACGACTTCCAGAGCGTCCCTTCCTTGTCCCACCATTCATATCTGCCGACGTAGAAGAGGATCTCGCGCCTTTTGCCGTGGTAGGTCCAGACCTTTTCGAGTTTCCACGGGTGCGGTGGATCCTCGCTCGGCTGGATTCGCATGTCGGGTTGCGCCGAGAACTCGTCGGGCGGCGCGTAGCATTTGCGCTTGACCTCGGCAGGCATCAGCTTGGGGAACGGGATGACCTTCCGCTCCGTCACGCCGCCGGTGATGATCTCCACGGCCCGCTGGAACGAACAGCCCTCCTTGCGTTGCACGAACGCGATCGCGTCGCCGCCGACGCCGCATGAGTGGCAGAAAAAGAAGTCCTTGTGGGGAATGACCGCGAGCGATGGCCGACGGTCATTGTGGAAGGGGCAGAGTCCTTTGTACTCGCGCCCGTTGCGCTTCAGTTCGACGTAGAGGCCGACAACTTCAGCGATGGAAAACGTGGCCTTGAGGCCAGCAACATCGACAGCCATGATGTTCTCCTGTCAGGCTGCGATCAGTGCATTGACATTGTCCCAGGTAGCCACGACCGGCACGACGACACCGTCGTGCGCGGGCGCTCCACTGCCGCGATACATGAAGCGCTGGAAGTCGCTGCGGTGCATCCGCCGGTCCCAACTTCTGGGGATGTACTTCAGGATCATCAGCGGCGCTGTGAGCGGGAAGTACGCGAACGCGTCTTCCGCGAGGAACGCAGGGTCGATAGCGAGGTCGGGATCGAAAGCCCAGCCACAGATCAGGCGCTGGTCGCGCGCCGCCTCGGTGACCGCAGGCAAGATGATCTGCGCCTCTTCAGGCACCCACAGTTTTGCCGCTGGCAGGATGATCACCGCTGCAGCCGTCGCGCCGAGCGCGCCCAGGAAACCACGTCGAGAGATGTTGACCATTGGATTAACCTCGTGCGCGCGTTTTTGCTTGCCGCGCCGTGTAGATGTGCATTGCCCACCGCTCGGCGCTCGCATAGCCCTGCGAGATCGCGTAGCGGACCAGTTCCTCCAATGTGCGCGCTCGACGTCGCGCAGGGTCAGTCTTCTTCCGCGGCTTGCCGTAGCGTGATTTCGCGAGCAAGTCCGCGTTCATCTCTTGAAGCTCGCCGTCGACGCGCTCGGGTGCGGCGCGTGATGTATTCCAGCCGATGACGATGGCTCCGCACTCGGGACAGTAGCGGAACGGTTTGGCGAATGTGCCGAAGCACACCTTGCAGGTGAAGACTGCCGGTGTCTTTTTCTTTTTCTTGCGACCCTCGAGCGACCACTCGCGCACCTCGTCGGGCATGCCGTGTCGCATCGTGTTGCCGACTTGGTCGAGGTAGATGCCGTGGGTCTTGCCGGGTGCGGGCCGAAGCATGCGCCCGATGAATTGCAGGTAAAATGTGAGGGAGTCGGTGGGCCGCAGATCGATCAGCGATTGAACGCCGGGGATATCGACTCCCTCACCAAACAGGTCAACATTGCACAGATGGGAAATTTCGCCACGTTTGAAATCATTAAACATCTGCCGGCGCTCGGAATCTGGCGTCTTCGCGTCGAGGTGGACTGCGACGAATCCGGCCTTGCAGAACTCCTCGGCCACCTTGACGCTCGCCTCGACGCCGACGGATCGAATCAGACACCTCGTTCCCGGCGCGTGCTTGCGGTACTCGGCAATGCTGTCACCGACGATGGTCGACTTGGCGACCGCCTCTTGCATCTGGTGCTTGTTGAACTCGCCCGCGACATGTCCAACCTGCGAGAGGTCGAGCGTGGTGGGCGGCGGGGCGTAGATGCGGTAGTCGGCAAGGTAGCCGTTGTCGATGAGCCAGCGCATCGACTGGCCTTCGCATATCTCGTCGAAGTGACTGCCAAGCCCCTTCCCGTCGAGACGTTGTGGGGTCGCCGTCAGCCCGATGTAGTAGGCGTTCGGATATCCCTCCTGCAGCGTCGACCACTTGGGCGCGCAGCAGTGATGAGCCTCGTCGGGGATGAGTACTCGCGGCGCGGGCAAGTCGGCCTGGCGACGCTTCAGTGAATCGATGAGGACAACCTGTAGCGCCCTGTTGCCCTCGGTCGGATGACCGCGAGCGACGATGCCGACCGGCAGGCCCGCGTCACAGAAAGCCTGCGCGGCCTGGTCCAGCAACTCGCGGCGATGCACGACGAACCAGACCGGCAGGAAATCGCGTTCGATGGATGACGCGCAAATCTTCGTGGCGATCCGCGTCTTGCCGCCGCCGGTCGGCAGGACAATCAGCGGACGCCTGACCTTGCGTCGCATCGCGTCACGCACGCGCTCGAGCAGCGACTCCTGATGCGGGTAGAGCTCGATCACGGCACGGCGCGCGTCACGAGCTCGACGGTCTCGACCTTCGCCGGATCGTCGTAACTGCCCGCCATGCGGATGTTGCGACCGTAGTCCTCCTGCACGATGCGCCAGCGGCGCACCCCGCCGCGTGTCGGTTCCGCTTCCGGCGTGACCCGGTAGATGTACGCGCCCCAATTCCAGATGATTCTGTCGTTGTCTTCCGGCGGGGTCCAACACCACATGCCTGATGGATCGTCCCGCGCACGGCGTTGAATCAGTTTCCCGGTCATCGCTGCGGTCTGCACATCGATCATGTACTGCTGATCGGGAAGGTTGCGCGCTCGCGCCGCCGCCTCTTGAGGTGTGTCCGGACGCATCGTCGTTTCGTAGGCGTGCCGGTACTGCGCTTGGTCTTCCATCTCTCGCTCCTGATCTTGCAGAAGGCGACGAGCCGCAAGGATCACTTGCGGCCCGAAGCCAAGGTTGTCGGAACAGCCGCTCACGCAGCTGGAACGTCGAGCTTCAACTGCTTGGGCGGACCCGGCTGCACGGTCGCGTCGAGGATGTCTTCGCCCTTGATCGAGAGTGCTTCCTTGATCGTCAGTATCGTGACGTCGAAACGGTTGTAGCTGGCGAAGTTTTTCGCTTGGCTGCGGCTGGATGCGATCACGTAGATGACGTCGCCGGTGACGCGGTCCTTGACCTTGTAGTGCCGCGTGTCGTTTTCTTTCTGCGGTGCCGGGGTTGCGGTTTCGGGGGTGGGAGTGACGTTGTCGTTCATGGCTCTTTGTGTCCTATGAGTTGGTGGTAGTCCGCGATGCTTTGCACCACGCCTGCGATGCCCCCGGAGGCGCGGACGGCCTCGAGGAATTTCTTCTGCTGCTCTTCGCGCTCGCGCTCTTTCTTGTTGCGCTTCTTGCGAGTGAGTTCGTTCGGTGACTTGACCTCGATGGCCGTAAAGACGGCCATGTTCTGCGGGTAAGTGTAGGTGCGAATGGAGTCGCGTATCGAGACTTTCGTGGCGCGAATCGTCCAGCCGATCAGGTCATACGGCACGGTGTATACATGTCCACTTTCGGACGTGTACTTCGCCATGCCGATGTTGTTGCGGAAAAGACGGTTACCGAGACGAGTCGCTTCGCAAAGCAACTCGCCGTACAGATCGACTTCCATGAATTGCTCCCGCTTTACGCTACGCGACGACGCTTTGCCTTCTCGGTTTTTGCGAGATTAACCACCGCCGTTCCGACATCCCACGACGGGATCACACCGGACTTGATTCGGTAAATCGTTGGTTGTGCCACACCGACTGATTCAGCGATTTGAGCCTGAGTCCAGCCGCGCGCGAGAAGTGCTTCTACTGCAAACTGTGGGGTCATTGGCCTGCTCGATTCTGCTGCAAAGTCGTAGGGTTCTTTTTCTTTTTTCGGTGGGCGAGGAATGAAACGCACGACATTGTATTTTGGGCATTCCTTCCGCACGGCCTCACGTTCTGCCGTGATCGCTTGATCTCTCGTTTCAAAGCGTTCGACTGTGATGTTCTGCACCTCGTTGAACCAAGGCGCTTTCCGTGCGTGCGTCTTGAGTCTTCCCTGCAATCCGATGGTCATGCCGACATACAGCAGCGCACCGGACTTGTCGAAATGGCGATAGAGGGAGGCTGCGCTCATGCGGCTGAGAATACGCCGTCGCGGATTATCTTTCAACGGATATTGACTCTACATATACGTGAGCGTATCGTGAGCGGTGGGGAAAACCACCCCACCCACCCGACGAGGAAAACTCTATGACTATCAATGCCCCCGGCATTTTCGACATCCCGTTTTCTGAGTACCTGGGCGACCCGTGCGTGGTCCCGGCCCTGTCCAGCGGCATCGCCCACCGTCTGATCACGGCCAGCCCCCTCCACGCGTACAACGAACACCCGCGCCTCGGTGGCACCCGCGAGGAATCCAACGAGGCCGACATCGGTTCCGCCGCGCACGAGATGCTGCTGGGTGGCGAGGATCGCATCGCGTGGCTTCCGTACAAGGACTGGCGCACGAACGAGTCGAAGGATGCCCGCGAGGCAGTGCGCGAGGGCAACCGCATTCCGATGCTCGCGCACAAGCAGCCGGAAGTGTTCGCGATGGTCGACGCGGCGCACGCCTTCATCCAAGGGACCGAGATCGCTGGCGTGTTCGACCGTGGCATGTCGGAGCGCACGCTGGTCTGGAAGGAGGGCGACGTGTGGTGCCGCGCTCGACCGGACTGGCTCACCAACGATCACGACGTCATGCTGCACTACAAGACGACCGAAGCCTCGGCCAGGCCCAGCAAATTCATTCGCGGCATCTTCGCGAACATGGGCTACGGCTTCTCGATGCGCTTCTATGCTCGCGGCCTCGCCGCCGTGTTCCAGCCGCTGCCTAGTGTCAAGCACTTGGTGCTGGTGCAAGAGCAGAAAGCACCCTACGCGTGCAGCCTGATCAGTCTGACGCCAGCGATGGCCGAGATCGAAGACGCACGCGTGCGCGTCGCCATCGCGATGTGGCGCAAGTGTCTGGCCGAAGATGCTTGGCCGGGTTACGACTCGCGGATCCACTATGCCGATCCGACGCCGTGGCAGTTGGCCGAAGCAGAGGAGCTCGCACTGTCATGAAAAAGGGAGACACGCTGGTCAAGGTCAGCGGCAATTTGCCGCTACACCTTCGGTACGAGGAAAACGCGCGCGAAGCGTTCGCGCTCCTCGCACTCATCAACGCGGAGTTCACGACCGATCCGATGAGCGTGCAGTGCTTCGACCTGAGCATCGTCGAGCGTGTGCGCGTGTGCGTCGGCAAGCGCGTTGCGCTCGTCAGAGCGGCAGGCGGTGAATCATGAGCGAGCAGGCCGAGCGCGAGATCAACGAGATCCTCGACGGCATGGTCGAGGTTGGCCTGCCGCCGCGCGCGATGATCGCGCTCGTCGATGTACAGAAGGCGATGGTCCTCGCGTGGGACCGTGGCTACAACGCTGCTGTCGACGATGCGGTTGCGATCGTCGAGGGACGCATGAGCAAACACGAGGCAAGAAAATGAGCGAACCCAACCTGATGAAAGACGTCGTGCTGTCACCCGAGGGCGTCGAGGAAAAAGTCGTCGAGGTGCGCACGTACCAGATCTGCCTCACCGGCGGCGGAAAGTTTCGCGTGTACTACGGCGAGAAGGATTGCCGACACACCGTCGGCATCTTCGACGACGTCAAGCAGGCGCGCAACCGCATGGGCATGATCATGAACATGAACGGCGCGATGATCGTGCGCCCCGACGAGACGATCACGATGATCCTGAAGAACCTGCTGGGGGACGACGAATGAGTTTCCAATTCAGGCCAGCAACACGCGAGTCCGTTGGTCTTCTCATCGGATTGGCTGGCGGAACAGGTTCAGGGAAAACTTTTTCCGCGATGCGACTGGCAAGCGGCATTTGCCGCGCGCTGGGCAAGCCGCGGTTCGCGGTGATCGACACCGAAGCGCGCCGCGCGCTGCACTACGCCGACCGCTTCAACTTCGACCACGGTGAGTTGAAGGGACCATTCAGGCCAGAGCGCTACACCGAAGCCATCGTCGCCGCCGACGACGCGGGCTACCCGGTGATCCTCGTCGACAGCACCTCGCATGTGTGGGCGGGCGACGGCGGAGTACTTGAGATGCAAGAGGACGAGCTCGACCGGATGGCCGGTCAGGACTACCGCAAGCGCGAGGCGTGCAAAGTGGCCTCGTGGATCAAACCCAAGGGTAGCCACAAGAAGATGGTCTCGCGCCTGCTCCAGGTGCGCGCACATCTCATCTTGTGCTTCAGGGCCGAACCGAAGATCGAGATGGTCAAGGATCCACAGACCGGCAAGATGCAGATCATCGCCAAGCAGAGCCTGACCGGTTTGGACGGCTGGATTCCGATCAGCGAAAAGAACCTGCCGTTCGAACTCACCGTTTCCTTCCTGATGATGGCGAGCAACCCCGGCGTCGGCATGCCGATCAAACTGCAGGAGCAGCACCGTGCGCTGTTCCCGAAGGGCCAGCAGATCAACGAGACGAGCGGCGAGAAGATCGCGGAGTGGGCCGCAGGCGGCGTGCCGCGAGCGCCTGCGGAGCCGCCCACCGACATTGTCGCGAACCCTGCGCTTGCGGTGGCAACTGCCGCGCTCGAGTCTGCGGCGGCGGAAGGCCAGACAGCATTGCTCGCAGCGTGGCAGAACCTGACCGACGAGGGCCGCAACGAACTCGGTGCGCTGTTCGGTCGGCTGAAGAAGACGGCGAAGCGCGCATGATCGTCGAAACGAAAAACGCGAGCCTCTCGACGCTCGCTGTCACGATTCAGGCGCTTCATGTCAGCGGCAAGCAGATGACGCTGGCGGTGTTCCGGCAATTGCCAGACAAGAAGGAAACCAAAGCGTGCGAGTTGTGGGGTGTGGTTCGCTACTTCATCAAGGACGAAGGCTATCTTTGGCTTGTGTACTCGGAAAATGGAATCCTTTATCGAAGGGACATCCGCCCGCATGAACCACAGCGTTATGACAGCAGACTGGTCGAACTCAAGAACGAACTCCAGAGAGCAATAGACAACGTCAAAAGGTACGAGGACATCAAGTGGGAAAAGTACCTAGCAGAAGCGCAACAGAGCGTTGCAAAGCTGGAAAAGCAAGTCGCTGAGGAACATGAAAACGTGGAGAATTATTACGCGCGCGATGTTGCCGTCTACGAGAGAGAGAGTTATCTCGCCAACCTCACCCAGCTTTTCATCGCCGTATGAACGAACCCGATCTCATCACCGGCATCGTGCCGTGGGACGACCGACTGGTCTGTCACTGGATTGCGTGGGAAGCGATCAGTCCGACAAAGTTGCGGCTGCGCCTGCCGCCAAACAACGTGTGCGACATGTCTGGCGCAATCGCTGTTGCCACATGCGTTATGCCTTTGGTCACGCGAATCGAAACCACCGTCGGCGGGAAACCCGACACGCGGTATGAAAACTGGTGCGGGAACTGGCAGGCATTCGACCCATGAAACGCAACACACGCGCAACGCTCACCCGCCGCCACGATGTGCTGATGTCGCGCTTGTGCGACCTGACGTACCGTGCGCGCACGTACACGAACGCGACAAACGACGCCGATAGGATGCAGCAACTTCGCTGCCTCGGTGAGGCTGCGCTCGCGTACTCTTCCGCACTCCGAACACTGGCGAGGTCCAGACCCTGATGTGCAAGCTGATCTGCAAGCTGTTCAACCGGCACCGCTGGCAGCGCGTGAACCTGCGCGGCTGCGTTCTTGATAAATGTACACATTGCGGCAGGCACCGCAGCGTAACGATGGGAGTACCGCAATAATGTTTTCAGTCCAGCAGAAGCGCGACATCGCGACCGCCGTGCAGAACATCCTGCACAACACGCATCACCCCGAATTGCCGCATGGTGAGATTGCGTTCACGCTCGCCGTCGAGGGCGCGACGAGGGCGTCGTGGGCGCACATCCACAACAACGGCGCGGTGCCTCATCCCGACGTCAACCCGCACAACGAGATGATGGCGCTGGTCGAGGAAGAGCAGACAGAAGAGCAGCGCATTATCGCGGCGATGCGTGACCTGCTTGGTGGCATCCGATTTGCGATGGATCAGGCGAACAAATTTGAGGGTCGAGTCGATTGGACGCAAATGATCGCAGCGATCGACCAGGTCGTGAACGATCCGCTGACCCCGGTGGGTCCACCGCAAGAAGAGCGCGCATGACCACGACACCGGGTTATACGGAACTGTTGCAGGCAGTCCATGAGATTTGTGATGGGCTGAGAGAGTGCTGTGGGCGTGGATTACAAAACCACCCGGAAGAACCGCCGGAATGCTGCGGTGAGCCTGAAGTGGTGTCTGAACTTGTTCTCGCCCGCGCCGCCGAACTCACGCAGGTGACCGCGCGAGAGGCGATTGCAGACACGCAAAACGTGGAAATAACGGATGCAGACGTTACCGACGCCTATAGCATACTGATTCGTACAGACAGCGGCTATGACTTTGATAAATGGCGTGCGTTGATTGGGCCGATCGAACTGCGACTTGGAATTCGCGATGTTCTAGAGTCCTTTGTATCAGTGAAGGCCGCAAGTCCTGCGAAGGATGGCGGGGATCAGGCCGAACTGAAGTGGGCGCTCGATGCCGGTGACGTTCTTGCCGATTGGTGCAATCGTTCCGGCAACGCATTGCAGGCAATGATGGACGCCCACGAGCGCCGTATTCGTACACTCTGCACACCGGAGCAATTGATTGCAAAACCATGGGAGTGCGCTGAGTGGATTGAGGCACGCGATGCGTTGCGAGCAAAGCCAGTAGCAGTAGTTGAAATTGAATCGCAATCCCTCGCCTCGCAGATGCGCCCTCAGTCCGCTGTGCAGGGGTGGATCACCGGGTATTTGCCGACTCAGCGAGCGGTTGAGGTAGTGTTGGACAATGATTTGCCGGAATGGATCGGCAACAAAATTCGTGTGTTCATCGCTGGACGTGCAACCTTCGATGCGATTGGACGTAGCGGCCAAGGTCACAATGCAGACTGGTGCGCTGGATGGACTGCACACCTGATTGCTTCCGCCGTTCCGCAGCCACCGCAAGGAGAAGTCAAGTGACGATTCAATTCCAAGGTCATGTTGAGTGTGTTAGCAGATCGCCAGCGCCAACCGATCATGTTCACGTTTATGTGGTAACAGACAGCGGCGTTGGTCCAGAGGGAATTCACATCAACGTACCGAAGTCGGAAGCAGCCCACTGGCTTGTTGGCAAGACCGTAAGCATCACCATGTATGCCTATGATCCGCAGCCACCGCAAGGAGAGGGACATGAGTGACGAAAGTACCGGCGACTATCGTTATCTACGTGCGCAGTCGGCCATGACCCCCAACCCTGTGCCGTCAATACCAAGCCGTGAGGCGGTGGACCTCGATGTTGAGTTGAGGAAAGCCGAGACGATTTTCCGCAGCGCAGACCGGGCTGAATACGCCGACGGCATCAAGTATGCGCGTGAGGCAACCAAGCCGTATCGTGACGCCGTTCTCGCGGAAGTCGAGCGGTTGACCAAGACTCTCCCGTGCGGCCACCACGTATCCCTGTTGCTCAGTTCAGCAGAAACCGGCAAGCCACTTTACTGCGACCTGTGCGATACCCGCGAGCAGCGCGACGATGCCGTGCGGTGTGAAACCGAACTGCGCGCCACCGTAGCGGCTCAGGCGGCGGCGCTGCAATCCATAAAGGATGATTGCGAACATTGCGATTGGACTTGTGTTACCTGCGGAGCGGACTACAGGATGAAGGAAACCGACCTATATGGTGCCGCACTCGCCGCACTCGCCAGCCAGCGAAGTGTCCCACAGGAGCCGACGTGAGCACTATAACGGGTGACCCAGAGTTTGAAGCCTGGTGGAAACGCTACTGGGGCGCGCTGGGCGACTACCATGAAGTCGTGCGGAAGGAGCTTGCCCTCGCCGCATGGAAAGAGGCAATGCGTGTCAGCAAACTCTCGCCACCACCCGGCTGGACTGACCCCGCCCCGAAGGACACCATGACCGCGCACGACCGGCGGATCGAAGACACGCTCGCCACATTGCGCGCCGAACGCGACCAGTACCGCAACGCCCTCGGTGACCTGCTGACGGCAATCGAAAATTGGAAGAAGATGTCGCCGCTGTACGGCGCAGGGGGCAGCGGTCATGGCGGTGTGGCAACTCAAACTCAGCAAGCGTGAAATGGAAGTTGCCGCGTGCGTCAAGATCGGACTGAGCAACAAGGAAATCGCCAGGCGGTTGGGCATTGCGCCGACGACGGTGAAGACGCACCTCGAGCGAATTTTCGAGAAGCTGAAAGTATCGAATCGAGTTCAGGTCGCCACCGCGGAGATATCGAAGTGACCACCACTAAAACGATCTACACGCTGCCACTCGACGGTGTCAGCGAAACCATCTTTCGCATGATCAAGATCAAGATCGGCACGCGCACGTTCCTCGCAGAAGTGCCTCCGCACATGGAGGTCCGCTCTGCGTTCATGCAGGACGGCCAGTTGATCGCTGACACCAACGTCGGACGGTACAAAGTCCGCCTGACGTTGGTGCAGTGATTACACGGCTGCCTTGACGCCCATCCCGATGATCGTCAGCGCCGTGGCCGTACCCGCACCGCCGACGAGGAAGTCGGTCGAATCCAGTCGTAGTCCCGGCGAAAAATAAAACGGAACTGCAGTGTTCGCCGGAATGCTCACGCCGGTCATCAACTCGGTGCCTGCCGCATTCGCGCCGGTCGCGCCGATGTACAGCGTCACGGTGGCCGCAGAGGCCGTCTTGTTGGTGATCCACAGGGTGCGGATCAGGTCATAGATCAACGCCGAGGCACCGTTGTACACGTTGGTTGTCAGGGTGGTGGTCAGTGCGATCGGGCCAAAAGTTCGAACAGGTTTGTCAGCCATTTCAGTTGCTCCTCAGTGTGAATGAAAACGCGACCCTGCGAAGGGTACTCCTGACCTCAGACGTTGAGGCACCCAGCCATATAAAAGTAGTTCGTTCCATCCCAGAAGAACTCGAGCATAGACGTTTTCGCCAGCGTGACCGTAGCGGGGGGCGAGCCTTTCACGGTTCCGGGGTAGGTAATCGTTCCCGTCGTCCCCGCTGCAGGCGCAACGATCTTCAGCCATAGCGGGCAGGGAGCCGCTGGTGCAGTGAATGTCAGCGTCGGGTTCTGTAGTGTCGTCTCGGTGAAGGTCTGGATATTGCCAGCCGTCCAGTCGATGGTCACTGCCGTCGTGATCACGCCCTTGCTAACGAGGTCGCTACCGTAGTTGAGCCCCTTGACCTGAACGGTAGAGGTAACGGTAGTTGATGTTATCGAGAGCGCAACCGTATTGCTGGGCGCAATGTTGATCGTCAGTGCGTTGAACTGCAGCGGCTTGTATGCGGAAGCACTTCGGTCATAGGACGCAATGACTCCGACATCGAACGAGCCGTAGTAATAAACCTCAACGCCCTTGCCGGTAGTCGCTGCCGTCGGCGATGTCACCGATGCGAAGCGCGCGACGTTCCCGACCTCAAGCGCGTTCGCTGTCGGAGCCGCGCCGATGCCTACGTTTCCTGCAAAGGTGGCGTTTCTGGCATTGTCCAGCGTCAGCGCTACCGCTGCGCCCGTGGTCGGCGTAGACGTCATGAACTCGATGCGCGTAGGGACAGCCCCAATCGGAGTGCCGTCAACGACGATGCGGATCACGCCACCTTGCGCGACGGCGTTGGAACTGTTCACCCCGTAGGTGATCCAGTTCGTCAGGATGTCGCCGGAGATGTTCGGTGCGAGCGCGCCGACCGTAGTGCCTCTGGAACGCAGGAACTGCTGGTGGATGCCGCTCGCATCGTTCGCATACATCGCATGCAGCGAGGACGCGCCAGCCTGTGTTGTTCCCTGAATCTGAGAAGCCGGAGAGATGCCTGTTGACGACAGGAGCGTGCCGTTCGCGCCGACGACCACGCCGCTAGAAAACGCCTTGACGCCCGCGAACACCTGAGACGTGGCATTCACCACGCCGGGATTGGAAGCGTCGGCGGGTTGTAGGGTGAGGTTGCCCGCAGAGAAGCTGGCAGCATTCGCGTTCGGCACGGTTCCGACCGGCGTCAGCAGGGTTCCGCTGGCCCCGGGCGGCACACCTGTCTCGCCCTCGCCGTCCCAGTCCATGCCGCCCAGAGGGATGCCGACACCACGGTACGGAATGAACTGGGTGTCACTGAGGTAGGCAACAGTGCCGCTCTTGTCCTGCCATGTCGCGACCCGCGATGCGGTCAACCCCAGCTGATTGAAGGACAGCCCCCTTCCAGACGTGGAGTTGGTGAACTTCGGACCTTCGTTGGTAGAGTCCCAGCTCAGTAGCCGAACCTGTGTTCCGAACGTATTGATCCACTGGAAATATCCGGTGGCCAGCGGGACCGTGGTAGACGCTACGGTCAGGTTCCCAAGCCCGTCCAACTGGGCGATCTGCGAGAGGGTAGCGCCACTACGGTTGTAGTCGTAGAACATGAAGCCAGCGCCAGTGGCTGGACTCGGGTCGTCCCGGCCAGCAACGAGCGATGTATCACCCTGCCCCCCACTCACGTCGTAGGCGAGGAATCCGCCGGGGGAGTTGTTCGCAAAGTCCGAGACTGAGGTGAAATTAAAACTGGCGCTGAAGCAGCGCGCTGATCCGAGAACGCCGCTTACCAACTTATCGCCAGCGAAGACCTGAAAACTGCCGCTTCCCGCCGTGCCGACAGAAACTACGCCGGGAAACAGAGGGCTGGCCGGTTGCAGGTTGAGATAGGGTCCGGTCAACGTCGCGCCAGCACTGTTGGCCAAGACGCCAACCGGCAGCAGCATCAGGTTGTTGCCGCCGGGGATACCCTCCATCCCGTCGTCGCCGTCGTCACCCGGCATCCCAACGACGCCAGACGGCCCTTGCGAACCCGTGGGACCGATGCGGCCTGGGATCGGGATTGCGTCCTCACCTGTGTCGCCGTCCTGACCGATGACGAACAGGCCAGGCAAGCCCTGCAGACCCTGCGCGCCGGTCGGGCCGATGCGGCCTTGGATCGGAATCGCTTCCTCGCCCTGATCGCCGTCCTGACCGGGGACCATCGTCGCGAATCCTGGCGGTCCCGTTGCGCCTGTTGGACCCGGCACACCTTGCAGGCCGACTCGTCCTGGTATCGGAATCGCGTCCTCGCCCGTATCGCCGTCCATGCCCGCGACGAAGAAGCCCTGCGGTCCGATCGCCCCAGTTGTCCCCGTTGGTCCCGTTGGTCCAGTCAGTCCGGTTGCACCGGTTGGACCGGTAGGTCCGACGCTCCCCGTCGATCCTGTCGCGCCCGTCGGTCCAGTGGGTCCAGCGAGTCCTGTCGCACCAGTGGCACCGGTTGGTCCCGTCTGTCCCGGTGGTCCCGGCACACCCTCATCGCCGTCGTTCCCGTCGTCACCCGGCTTGCCCTGCAGACCCGTGGCACCCGTCGGCCCTGTAGTCCCGGTCAGTCCGGTAGCGCCCGTCGGTCCCGTCGGTCCCGTCGGCCCGGTCAGACCAGTGGGACCGGTCGCACCAATAGTACCCGTTGCTCCAGTCGGTCCCGGTTGTCCCGGCGGTCCCGGCACACCCTCGTCACCATCGAGTCCGTCGATGCCTGGGAAGCCCTGAATTCCAGTCGGTCCGGTCGCGCCCGTCGGACCAGTAGGTCCGGTCAGACCCGTGGCACCGGTCGGTCCCGTTGCCCCCGTGGGACCGGTGTTGCCGATCGATCCGGTAGCTCCCGTTGGGCCGGTCGCGCCAATCGCACCAGGCGGCCCCAGAGCGCCGGGGAGCGGCGGGGCATCCTCGCCTGCCTCGCCATCGATGCCTGGCCAGCCTTGCATGCCCTGCGCGCCTCGAGGCCCAAGCGGACCAGGTAGCGGCGGCCCCTCGTCGCCCTGCTCGCCGTCAAGGCCGGGAGCAGCCTGCGGACCCATCTGACCGGCAATTCCGGGTGCGCCCGGTGCGCCGATGGAACCCGGCAGGCCAATGCCGTCGTCACCCGCCTCGCCGTCGTTGCCAGGTATGCCGACGAATCCCTGCAGACCCTGCGCGCCGCGGGGACCAATCACTCCCGGCAGCGGCATCCCCTGCTCGCCCTCGTCGCCGTCCATGCCGGGTGGCGCGTTCGCGCCCGCCGACCCGGTGGCACCCGGCGTTCCTTGCAGTCCGCGCGGGCCGGGAATTGGAATCGCATCCTCGGCGTCGGTCCCATCCTGGCCCAGAATGAAGGGTCCGGGGCGGAATGGTCCGCCGCCGCCGCCCGTGCCGGGGAAGTAC